TTCAACACACTCAGTTGATTCAACTATATAAGTAGTACCAGCTATCTCTTTTTGACTGATCCTAATTTTCTCATCTTTAATCACAAAATCCCTCCTTCCATTAAAAGAGATAGGCACTAAACTCTAACTAGAATCTAGTGCCTAAAAGCAACTTCTCGACAAAACTGTCTAAAAGTTTTTATAAATACTTTTGCTCATTTTTGAGCCGTAGTTTTAAGCCATTTTTATCGTCTTGATGGCTTCTGGTCTAATTAGCTTACCATCAATTCTTTCAAAGCCTATGAAGCCTATTTGTCCTTGCCTGCTATAAAGTTCATTTAATACTTTTATGGCTAAAGGTTTCCTTTCAATAATCCAATAGAAGGATAGATCTCCAAAGATAATAGGTTGTTTTCCAGACTCTATACTTGGCATATAAGGTGATATAACTACCTCTTTGCCAAAGATAGTAACATCATTAGAATTCCATAAATAGTTACCATCATCATCCTTTAAGGTTCTAAGGTAAAAGGCAGTTTCATCGTTCATAATAAATACAGCATCTTTACGATATTCTGCTTCTATTGAAAAGTACAGTTCTACAATTTCATCATAGGAAAGTGTATTAGTTGCCTTAGCATTTATTGATTCACCTACATATAAGATGCCTGTCTGTTTTGTTAGGCCATCACCATTGATGAATAAATCTTCTTCAGCTCTACCAAATCTTCTAGCAAAATCTGTGGTTAGATATTTTGCCAAGTCGAAATTATTATCTAGAATAAAGGTCTTTTGAAGCTTGGCAAGACCCGCAATTTTATAAGACTTGACCATAAAGGTTGTAAATCCATCGCCGTTTTCTGGGATAAGTTCTCCTTCATCAACTATTCCTGCACTTCCAGTAGAGGTTGAAGCATGGATTGTTCCTTCGGCTTTTGTAAGACTAACTACAGTTGAAAGCCTTCTAAAGAGATTATCTTTCTCTATAGCCTTATAAAACTCTTTTAAGTTGTCTGTAGGAAGCTGAAAGCCTCCTTCTATATGACCATCTTTTAAATCATTTGGATTTACTTTATTTCCTCTCATTTCATTCCAAAATGCTTGATTATAAATTGTTGTATTTAACATATTCTCTCCTCCATTTGGTTAATCTTTAAGTTTTTAGGGGTTGGGCCTATTACCCTGTTTGAAACTGCGTTTTTTTACACGACTGCCCACGCCGCTGTCCGTCTTTAAAGGTTACAGAGATTTACTAGCCCCTCCCCTTAACATCTTCACAGATGATGCAATTAAAGATTTGGGTCTTATTATCATTAAAGGCAGAGTCTATAGGGACCATCTTGCTGTAGCACTTAGGACAACAGACATGAAGGCTAGAGAAGCCCTCATAGTCAGCTAGGTTTGTGTTTATTCGATGGACCTTTAATTGGTGGTCAGTATAGTTGGTCATATAGTAGTCACATCCACTTTCATAAGCTATCCTATAAGGGTTGCCGAGAAAGTGTCTTGGTTTTAGTTTCCCATCAACTCTTATAAGTTTTAATGACTCCATTTTTTCACCTTCTTTCTTTCCACAATAAAAAGCCCTGATAGCAAGGCTTTATTTGTAGAACTTTATATCTGTAGCAATTTGTAGCAGGAAAAAACAGAGTATTCATATATAGCTTTCTTATAAGGAAATTACCTTTTTACCTGCTACATCTGCAACAAAAAACTTATTCTAGAAAATCTGTAAAATCATCATTTAATTTATAGCCGATTAATAGTGTGGTCATATTGCCACCAGCCTTTGGCCTTTTTCTAGCTATCCTTCCTATAGAGGCTAAAGAGGATTTAAAGTTTCTTGCATTTTCTGTATAGTAGCCATTGTCCCTACACCAGCTTTGATAGGCAAAGTAAAGGGCAGATGTTCTTTCTTCTGCATTGGCATCCTTTATAAGTCTTTCCTCTACAAAAAGTCCTATCTTGTCATTTTCCTTATGATAGTCATAGGTTGCCTCTTTAACAGAGTCTGGCACCTTTAAGCCATCTGTCTGCAATTTTCTATAGCCTTCAATAACCCAGTTTAAAATTCCACTTAGGTTTTCTTTCTTAGAAAAGAGATTCTTTAGATTCTTGTCCTGCTCCCATTCTTCAAAGTGCCTTTCAAAGGGAATGATCTTGACCCTACCACTGGTTAGGAGAGTTAAATCTGTCACCGTAGGCAGATGGTTGGTATTAATGAAAATCTTAAATTGTGGCCTAAAGTCAAAGCTGTTCTCATGTAGAAATCTAGCATTAATAGTGTCATTACCAGTAAGACTTTTTAATAAAGCTGCACTTAGGACTAGCCTCTTATCAGGCTCACTTATATTCACAAATCTTGCACCAGCAAGTCTAGCTACATCTTCCGAGGGAGCAGAGCTAGAGGAATTCATCTTCATTCCTATTGTTTCTGGTCTGCTAGTTCTTCCATAATCACCACAGATATTTAGGAAGGTTTCCATAGAAGTACCCTTACCGTTTCTAGTAGTTGCTCCAAATAGAATAAACATAGACTCATGGCGAGTATCACCTGTTAGGGCATAACCTAGGCTCTTTTGGAAGAACTCAGCCTTTTCCTTATCACCACACATAACCTCATCTATAAAATCAATCCAGCGAGGACATTTAGCATTTGGGTCATAATTAACACCTGCCATTTTAGTAATATAGTCGGAAGCTTTATGGGGATAAAAGTTGCCATCCTTTAAATTAAGAGTTCCATTTAAGCAGTTGAGCAAATATATATCCTTATCAAATTCAGACATGGATAAGGGATAGACATCTCCAGCATCCCTTAAAATAATTTCTCTTGTTCTTCTTTCCTGCCACTTGCCAGCTGATTTTATATAGGTTTTTCTAATGTTTTCATCTTTTATTGAAAGAGCATAGTACATGAGCTTATTAGCTAGATTCTTGCATAATTTCATAACCTTTAAATTTCCTGTGTCGCTTCTCCAAGCTTTGCCATCATATACAAACCATTTCTTTCTCTCTGGTACATACCTTGCTATAGACTTATAGAAATCTGCAAAAAGATTACTGTTGCCAATATCGTTACTATAATATCTAGGGTTCTTAAAAGGCTCCAGTTTGCTTAAATCCATAAGCTTGTCTGCCATAAAGTCCTCATTAGCAGATAAACTCTTTCCCATAGGACTATAGGTTTCTTTTGCGTTAGCAATGGCCTTCTCTAAAGTTATCTGGCCATAAGTTGAGCCAGACTGAACCCTATGCCACTTATCACGCATTAGGCCACTTTGCTGAAAGAGCCTATCCATCTGATTAATATCTCTACCACACCAGAAAGCTAAGATGGAGCATAGAGCAAGGTCAGCTTCACTCTGGGAAGGGTAAGAACTTGTATCACCTTTCCATAGAGCCTTAAACTTATTTCCTGTAGCTGATGCAGTTGCCTTTTCTATAACCGACTTGTCAGTAAGATAAGAGCTACTTTCTTTATTTGCTATGCCTGTATTCGTCTTTGGTCTTTGCATATACTTATCTAGCAAAACTTGAAGCTTGTCATTAGCTAGAAGGATCTTTCCTTGATTAATTACATTACCAGTAATAGTCACATACTTATTGGTGCTACCTGCAACATAAACTTCTAAGCCCAGCTTTTGGTTGTTGATATAATAGAGTCTCTTGTCATAAGAAAAGCCATCTATTAGAAAGATGATTCTTATTCCTTTTCCAGATGGACTTCTCTCTATATATGAATTTTTAAAGATGTCCATTACATCTTTGGCTAAATCCGAGTAGTTACCACTAGCATCTATACAATTATCTATATCAATTGCAGATATCTTATTAAAGATACCAATGCCTAGACCATCAAACTTATCCACTACATCAAGAGCCTTCTGAAAATCTGTAAAGGTATTTACTTTATTCGCTTTAGCTCTTTTACCATTTGCTTGGTATGGGACTTTTCCTTTGCCTTCTTCCTGTTTCCACACACAAAACCTAGCATTGTCTTTTAGATATTGTGGTAGTTTTTCATATTTGTCTATCAGACTTTTCACCTCCTTCAATTAAAATAAAAGCCCAAAATACTACAGTTCCTAAGGACTTGCCTTGTTTGACATAGCCTCGTATGCAGTCAAAGATACGCTCGGAAAAACCGTCATGGCATATTCATTTGAAAGTATCTCTCATATTTTGGAGTATTCACTTGTCAAGGTACGAACTTCAATTGCTGAAGCTAAGGAGATAAAATCGCCCTCAATATCTAAAGGACAGCACAGTCTAAAATCCGTAGGGAAATCTATAAATAATTTTTATCTCCTACTTATTAGCCACAGGAAAGAGCTAAAGTTGAGGTGTTTGAAAAAGAAAATAAAAAAACCTACCTTCATTAGAAAGTAGGTTGAGGAGTATTACTCCGATTTCAGAAAATATATTTTA